TATTGCTTGTAGGCAGATAAATTTTTATTCCTGCCACTAAATCAAATACAGGATCCTTAATTATGTCTCGATTCCTTACACTAAACACCCACCATAAACCTACATCTCCATAGAGATCGTAGGCCAATAGGTCTGGCCTATTTTCATATTGTTTGGTTACTTCATACAAAACATCATCTGTTTTTGCAGGTATATCTCTAAAATCTATAATGTCTAGATATCCAGCAGAAAAACTTGTGGTAGCATAAGGACTATTGTCTTTATATAGAGCCATTATAGATATCCTTTTGTTCTACCTTCTGTCATCCATTTATCAACAGAGAAATCTTTAATTTCCTGTCTGCTGTAGACCGGAAGACAAATAATATTAACTGACGACGACACCGGAACGGAAACCGAACCAACAGGGGCGGTTTTATATAAAGTATAATAATCAACACCCTCAGGCAGATCCAATCTAAACTGTTTAATAACAATAGGAGTATTATCTAACATTTCATTACCATAGGCCTGCAATCTACACACAGGAGGTGGTGCTCCCGGGTTGGTATCATTACCTGTTCGCATTTTAGTTAAAATTCTTAACAGACTATGAGTTTCTAACAACATCTGAGCATCGCTGGCATTTTGAACTGTAAACTTTCCAGTTATAGTGATTGCAGATATACTACTGTTCTTATAAAAATGTTGAATATAATTACTGTGTACCGGAGACGATGATTGATAATCTGCAGTAGTGTCAAGCGTTATTTGAGGAGTATAAGGAAAAATAATACCACCTAATTGTAGTATAGGTGGTAAAAACGAAACATAGTCCGCAGGAACCAATATTCTAACTCTGTTGTCTTTTGGTTTGGCTGTACCGTTAGCACCTGTTACATTAACTGTAGCAGGAGGCTTTTTCTTAAATTTATCAGCAAATGCCTTGGCGCTTCGGCCTAAACTCTGCACATTTCTAACTGCATTACCCAGGGCCGGTCCGCCGTATTTGTCAACTGCTCCTACAATATCGTCAGTGCTTGGCATAAATACTCCTTGAGTATATATTTATCGTTAAATAAACTGCTACTTTAATAACCTCGGTGTTGACAATAAGATATATTGTGTTATTATAACTTATAAGGAAAACACATACTAAATGACTACATCAGGAACCACCACTAGAAAAATAAAATACCTGAACAATCGAGATCTACTGATCGAAATACACAGAAGCAAGTGTTCATATTCCAGTTTTACAAAAAAAGAATATCACCAATATGATGTTATTGTTTCTAATTTAAATAAAATTGATCAAAACATAATCAACGAGGCTAAAAAAAATCGTGTAAAACGATTGGGCCTAGAAGCATTTAACGTGGCTAAGGCCGCCGGTGATAAAAAAATCAAACTATCCGAATGTGTTCAAGATCCCAACACCGTTGATAAAATTGATCTTGTTATTCGCATAATGACTTTTGATCATATACCACTGTCTCCGGGCAGAAAAAAAACTACCAAGACCACAGCAGATGGACATGAGAAAGTAAATTTCCCACCATTCCAGCATTGGAAATACGACGATCAAGATGAACTAATTTGCGTCGGCAAGAGTCATTGGAAAGGACCTGTTGATACAGGAAAATTTGACCGAGATCACGGTCGTATTACTGAAAACTTAGGTCGTATGTATATCAAACTTAGCGAAAGATATGCCCAACGCAGTAATTGGCGAGGATATACCTATGTTGAAGAAATGCGTGGTCAGGCCATACTACAATTAAGTCAAATTGGTCTACAGTTTGATGAAAGCAAAAGTGAAAATCCGTTTGCTTATTATACCGCAGCGGTAACCAACTCGTTCACTCGCGTACTAAATCTTGAAAAGAAAAATCAAAATATTCGCGACGATATGTTGGAAGAAAATGGGTTAACTCCAAGTTCAACTAGACAACACGCTCACGAATATGCCGAAGAAACTGCTAGACAAGCCGAATTATATAAAAATATTCGCATGCCTAAACGAGATGATAGTCCTGATAATGACGAAGAAGAATCGCCAGAAGAGGAAGTATAATATTGACTATTAAACTGTTACTCTGCTATAATAGCAAAGGAGAGATTTAATGGCATTATTTAAAAAAGTCGCGTGTTTTACAGATCTTCATGTGGGCGCCAAATCCAATAGCACAGTTCATCTACAAGACTGTGAAGATTTTGTAGATTGGTTTATTGCCCAAGCACAGGAGGCTGGCTGCGAAACAGCCATCTTCCTTGGTGATTGGTCACATAATAGAAACAGCATGAACCTTTACACTCTAGATACCAGCATCAGGTGTTTGGAGAAATTAGGTGCTGCTTTTGAACAGTTTTTCTGGTTTCCGGGCAATCACGACCTGTTCTACAAAGACAAACGCGATATCCATAGCAGTGTGTTTGGTAGACATATCCCCGGAGTAACTGTAGTCGATGGTGTTACCACACTGGACGATGTTACACTAGTGCCGTGGTTGGTGGGTGATGAGTGGAAGACCATGCGTAATGTCAAAAGCCGCTATGTGTTTGGACATTTTGAACTGCCCAAATTCTTCATGAATGCCATGGTACAAATGCCAGACCACGGTGAATTACGAGCAGAAGACTTTGTTGGGCCCGAATATGTATTCAGCGGCCACTTCCACAAACGCCAAACCAATCACAATGTTGTGTATATCGGCAATGCCTTTCCGCACAATTTTTCAGATGCGTGGGACGATGACCGCGGCATGATGATGATGGAGTGGGGTGGTCAACCAGAATACAAGAACTGGCCCGACGCTCCCAAGTTTAGAACCATCAAACTCAGCGAACTAATTGATCGCAAAGATGAGATCATGCTGAGTAAAATGTATCTGCGTGTTAATTTGGACATTGACATTAGTTTTGAAGAAGCCAACTACATCAAAGAAACCTTTATCAAAGACTATGACATTCGTGAAATTGGTCTAGTACAAGATAAAAGCAACTTGGAAGGCAGTTACGAAGACACACCCGACACCAAATTTGAAAGTATTGACACTATTGTTGCTGAACAATTGGTCAATATCGACAGCGGTCAATTTGATAAAAAAATCCTAATGGATATCTACAACGATCTATGAGCCAATTCCGCATTAAAAACTTAACTGTAAAGAATTTTATGAGCGTGGGTAATCAAACCCAGGCAGTAAATTTTGACCAAGAATCCCTCACACTGGTGCTGGGCAGTAACTTAGATCTAGGCGGCGATGACACAGGATCCCGCAACGGAACTGGTAAAACCACAATCATCAATGCTCTCAGCTATGCCCTATACGGACAAGCACTAACCAACATTCGTAAAGAAAACTTGATCAATAAGATCAACGGTAAGAACATGTTGGTTACCGTGGAGTTTGAAAAGAATGGCTTAAACTATCGTATTGAAAGAGGCCGCAAACCCAATTTGTTAAGACTATATGTAGATGATCGAGAGATCAGCATGGACAATCAAGGCGAAGACGAAAGCCAAGGCGATAGTAGGGAAACACAAAAGTCTATTGAACAAATGTTAGACATGACTCATACCATGTTCAAACATCTAGTCGCACTGAATACCTATACAGAACCATTCCTAGCCATGCGGGCTGCCGACCAACGTGAAGTGATTGAGCAGTTGTTGGGCATCACACTGCTTAGTGAAAAGGCCGAACTGCTAAAAACTCGTGTTAAAGAAACCAAAGACCTAATCAGTGCCGAACAATTTCGTATTGAAGCCGTTAGATCTGCCAATGAAAATGTTCAAAAAAGCATTGACAGTTTGGGCATTAAAAGTTCAGCCTGGGAAAAAAAGAAAAATGAAGAGATTGAACGACTGGGTGCTGCCATTGTCAGTCTTGAAGCAGTAGACATCGATGCCGAATTATTGCTTCATGCTACATTAAAACAGTGGTTAGAAAACTCCAACAGGATTAGAGATCTAAGTAAACAAAAGGCCACCTACGAAACAGCGGTAACACAGGCCGAAAAAGCCGTTGAACGGTATCGTAAAGCATTGGAATCACTGCTGGATAAGAAATGTCCTGCTTGTGAACAACATATTCATGATCACAAGCATGAAGAAATGACTACAACCGCAACTAAAAATCTAGAAGATTCTGTTGTATACCTTGATACTTGCCAGACCAACTATGATAATGTTCTACAAGAATTATCAGACATAGGCGAACAAGGGCGCAGACCAGAACCTTTCTACGATACAGAGGCGGAAGCACTAGGGCATAAGAACAATCTTGATCAGTTGACTCGATCACTAGAGGGCAAGGTATTGGAACCAAACCCTTATGATGAGCAAATTGAAGAATTAAAGAATACTGCTATACAAGAAATAGCATGGGAAACCATTAATGATCTTACTCGATTAAAGGATCATCAGGAATTCTTACATAAACTATTGACCAATAAAGATAGTTTTATTAGAAAACGTATTATTGATCAGAATTTGTCCTATCTCAACAAACGATTGAGTTATTATATTGACAAATTAGGGCTGCCACATACTGTTGTGTTTCAAAATGACCTCACTGTGGAGATCACCCAGTTAGGACAAGACTTAGATTTTGATAATTTGTCACGTGGCGAACGTAACAGATTGATTCTCAGCATGAGTTTTGCCTTCCGTGATGTTTGGGAAGGACTGTATCAGCATATTAATCTGCTGTTTGTGGATGAGCTTATGGATTCCGGAATGGATTCAGCAGGAGTCGAAGCTGGATTGGCAGTTCTAAAAAAGATGGCCAGAGAACGTAATAAGAATATATACTTGATCAGCCACAAAGATGAACTAGTCGGTCGAGTGAATAATGTGCTTAGAGTGGTTAAAGAAAACGGATATACGTCATATTCCAACAGTTTAGATTATGTTAACTGAGAAAATTGATCAATATAGAGTGCTATACTCAGAATATGTAAAGCACTTTGTGACTTTGCATAACTATCATAACGTGTTTATGGAGAATCGAGGTAAAGATTCTACTGCTCAAGTTAGAACCAGTTTGTATTCAATGATCAAACTTGAAAGAGAAATGGCTCAACTGGCACTGGAATGTTTTAAAGAAAATCAAGAAAACACTAAAGTTCAAAGACAACGTCTTAAAGAGATGAGAGCAAAAGCAAAACCCAGGATCAAGCCTGGCGGAAGACCAAAAGGAAGAAAAAATGGAATCGACAGTTGAAAATTTACAAGCAGCATTTAACGAGTTCCTCAGTGAAGATGCTAAATTCACCGGCGGTAATGCCGCAGCCGGTACTCGTGCTCGCAAAGCACTAGCAGAGATCAGCAAGCTGGTCAAGGCTCGCCGCAATGAAATCACTGCTGAAAAGAATGCTCGCAAGGCAGAAAAAGACGCAGCAAAAGCAGCACCAGCGAAAGCCGCTAAAAAATAATCAATGACCTGGACCTACCAAGGTACGGTCATTGACGAACTGCCCGAGGATTGTGTTGGTTATGTTTATATCATAACCAACACTCTGACAGGCAGAAAATACATAGGCAAAAAATTAAGTAAATTCAGTAAAACCACATATAAAACAGTTACATTAAAAAACGGCACCAAGAAGAAAAAACGAATTCGTAATAAAATAGACAGCGACTGGAGAGAATATTGGGGCAGTAGCCCCAATCTCCATGAAGATATAGAAAAACTAGGCAAAGAAAATTTCACAAGAGAAATACTTCATTATTGTGGCAGCAAGGCAGAAACCAGTTACATCGAGGCACGCGAACAGTTTGAACGCCGAGTATTAGAATCAGACGATTATTACAATGGCATCATAAACTGTCGCATACATGGCAATCACATAAGAAAAAAATAGGCATATCACGCGGTAAACGGGCTTGCACTAGCCAACTTCAAGTGCCCTAAACCTGGACATTGTTGTCACAGGGATGGAAACCTCTCGCCGCTGAGAGTTCTCAATCACTACCCGCAAGGATGTAGACAGCCAAGACCTGCTGTTTGATTGTTAGAAAATACAAAAATAGGCTAAAAGAAGGGAGAAAAACCCTGGGCATACCAATATGTTAGTGTATATTGTTATGCTGCCGTCATATCGAAGACGGAGCTCGAGGTACCGGATGACCGCCTCTGTAACGCTCTAACACTAAGTGAACGTAAGAACTCGGATAATGTTCAATATTCTTCGCCCTGTGCGGGCGAAGTGTGACCAATGAATCTGGATAATATTAATATCTTCTTCGAAGAAGACCGTAGGATATGAGCGCTGTGCGCGAAATATCAAGTGAACGCAGTTCACTTCTCAGTATTAAAAAAATGGAAGTCCGCTTTCCTTAGTGGTTTCTAAATTTTCTTTGATTATGTCTGAAATAATTTCAGTATCTTGAACATCCATTGCAAATGCCTGTTCTATAGTAACAGCACCTCTCATATACCACGCTAATTTATAAATGTTCTTTCTTAAGGCTTTTGACTCACTATCTAATTTTTTAACTTCTGCTTCTATTTCGTCAGAAGTCATAGTCAAAAGCCTTAGCCGAAAAAATCAGAATTATTAAAATTAATAGGAACTGAAAAGGTTAGTGGAGCTCCATTAGATTGTTGCTCCGCAGTAGTAGAAAATTCCATTGGTTTGAGATCATTATTATTTTTCATTTCCTGAAGATGATCTTTTACTGTTTTGAAAATTTCTTTATCCGAATTGTTAACAAATTCCAAAATGAAATCTTTATCAGTTACTTCGCTGTCGGGTGTAAGGATTTTGTAGATATTTTCTGCAATAAGTTCTATAGTGGCCTTGGCTAAATTTGCAAAACTTTGATTAAACATTTCTAATTTTTGCTCATCACTGAGACTATCGTCATTAACCAATGAAAAAATTCTATTGTTTTCAAAATTCTTAATGCTGTTTTTTGTCATGTGACGTAGTGTCAAGGGTTTTACAAAAATAATAAAATCAGGATTTATCACAACTTGATCAATCCAATAGTTGTTCTGCTGCTGTGCTATTAATACTTTGAGATCGATTTGATATTCTTCTTCTTCATTTACTACAGGTACCTTGTAAACAAAATTCATGTATTCGCCGTAGGTAGCTAATCTTATGGCTATCAGCACAGTATCTAAATCTATTGTAGGCATGTCCCAGGCATTTTTAACATTTGGCATACAACTTTCAATAACATCTACCAATGCTTGACCATTCATTAGTGCATCGGGTGTTTTGAACAGCAGTTCGTCCCTAGCTGTCATGGAATATATAGGAAACTCTCCGGTTTCGGTTAATTCTAAACTGCCCTCTGGCCAATAATTCCCTTTGCTAGGCAAAGTGATATATATCTTTGGTTGTCTCATGTATTGAGTGAGTGGATTTACTCGAGGAATATTGGGTTGTAGCATGGTATTTTTACTCCGATAAATAATCTTATATAACAGATGTATTTATATAGGTATATAATAGCAGAAACAAATGAGTCAAGAAGCCTTACTACAAGAAATATTAGGAGAACTTCGCGGGCAAGGAGCACGACTGAATTTTCTCGAAAACCGAATGAATGTAGACACTCGATCTTTTAATACAGGGTTAAACAATTCCAGTAGTAGTTTATCTAGATTTAGATCCAGTACCGACAGTGTTTTAGGGCCAATAGTAGACTTCGGGCTAGCTGCTTCAACCGGTCGTGCTAAACTACAGGATTTTTATTCAGCATTTAACACCGTTCCTATAGCAAAATTCTTGTCCGGCCCAGCTGCTGGATTAATGGAATACGGCAGTCAGTTGTTGTATTCTTATCGAGATCTCACTCGTTCAGGAGCAGGATTTAGCGGTAGTCTAACAGACATGATGCAAGTAGTAGCCAAATCAAGATTAGACATAGAACAGTTTAATGCCATGGTTAGGATCAATGCAGAAACATTTGCATCTGCACCTGGTGGTATCAATCGGGGTGTAGCTACTTTTGTAGATGCACAAGACAAATTAATGGGCAAAGAAAGCAAACTTAGAGATAGTCTATTAGCTCTAGGGTATACCTCCGACGATACCGCCGTATTTCTAGGCGATATTATGCGTCGACAGGGCAACATGTCGGTTAGAGGTGCGTTAGATGCTGATCAATTGAGTAAAGCCACTTATGCTTATGCCATGGAAATTGACAATGTTAGTAAACTTACTGGAAAAAGAAAAGAACAAATAGCCGAAGAAATAAGAAAATCCTCAGAAGATGCACTTTTTAAACGTGCCCAAATGGGCATGGATGAAACTCAAAAAATGCTTTCTAACAAATTCATGGCACAAGCTACCATGTTAGGCCCTGAAATGGCAAGTTTAATGGCGCATACCATGTCCGGCGCAGATCCTGTGGCCCATCCTGAATACCAGAAAATGATGGTACAGACTCAAGGAGCCGGCCAAGCAATGTTAGATCTAGCTCGGTCTGCTTTACAAAACAGAGATGCTAATGCAGATTTATTACCAACTATGATTAGAATGGGTAGAGCCAATGATGAGATAATAGAAAATGTTGGTGCGACTGCTTTACAATTTATGAGAGCACAAGGCAACGCGACAATTTTTAATGAAAACCTGATGAATTTTAACACTAGAATGCGTCACTACACAGAGCAGGGGTTGAGTGATGATGAAGCAGCAAAACGGGCTAATGCAGAACTTGCAGAAGCCAGAGGAAAACAATTAGATAAGGAAAAAAATCAGGCTGGAGCACTGGCCGTTGCTGAAGCCAACATAAAAGATTTTGGTCAACAATTAGTAATTTTAACTTCTAATATTCTTCCTGATTTAATAGGAGGTTTGGCCAATTTATCTACCAAGTTACTTGGTTCTGCTGCCGACACTATTAAAGAAAGCCAGCCAACAGCTAAGAAATTTTTCGATGAAATAAAGGCAGCAGTAAAATCAGGTAATATTGCAGAAGTAGAGAAACTATACAATAATCTAAAAACAAAGTTTGGAGAAACAGTTACCGAAGCAATAGCCAAGGCTGCGGGAGCATCTACTTCTACCAATAGAACAAATCCTCCGGCTACAGGCAGTGCGACAGGATCGGCAGGAGCAACTACAACGACGGGCACTCCTGCTACTCCTAATGAACCTCCTAGTATCTTTGAGAGCATGGCAAGAACTGCGGCAAGAGAAGTATGGACACTGACTAGGGATGAAATGGTTAGAGGCGCAAATTCCACTATGGGAGCTGTAAAGGATTCCTTTACAACCGGTGTAAATGGATTGTTTGATTCTGTTAGAGATCGCATCGGCTTACCACTGCCGGC